CCAAGAAACAAATACTGTCTCCTCGTTTACATGTCTCAGATTTAAGGCTCATACCCAATTGAGCGTAACTAATATCAAGATCAGCAGCGCGATAAGCTGTGCTGATTCCGTCATCACCCCCATATATACCTAATCTGGCCCAAGCAGCGTCAAAATCACACGATTTTCGGTGATGGACATAATCGTTAAACGCATTGATAATAGAATTGCGCCACGAAGTCATGCTTGAACCAGATAAAGTGGTGTACTCCTGATTGTAGACTAAACCTGTGTTGGTCACACCTTTAGCTTTTGATTCTTTATATAACAATTTACTTATTTCAGCTGTGTAACATGGAGCGAATGCTCTAAGAATAACAGTCTGTGTCAACAAGTAATGTATATAACCCACAGAGCCGTCACATTTACTTAAATCAGTTGTCTGTAACGTATTATAAGCTTCGCATAATTTGCGAAGACGATTGCTAAATTCACGTGGATGTTTACCAAAAGCATACCAATCCATGGTTTTAAGATGGTCTGACAATGCGGTACTAAATTGCCCCAATCGAAAATTGTGATCGATTGGTAAAGTTGAAATGTTCCTAGGTGCTGTATACTTGGCGTAAGTTTCGGCTTTCTGAAAAGCACTTATAACCACGCTACCCACATTATGGAAACTACTCAATCCCATCTCAATTAAACTACGCTGATTAGGACGTTTAAACTGAGCCCACTGATGATCAAAATCGTTCGGGACCAAAGTGTGTGCCACGTCGTCTGGTATCAAATGCTTAACAAACTCGGTTAAGCATTGAAAAACAAACGGTGGGTATTTGTCCACGGGATTTTTGACATCTGTGAGCCTGTGTTTAACGCAAGCGACGTCGTTATTATGAGATCGGGCAGGTGCTGTAGTTCCATCGCAAATAACCGGTCCTACTTTTCTAACACAATCAACACCATCCTCCATAACTAATGGAGTCAAAGTCTGGTAGTGCTTAAAGTGCGCGACGGGTACTGCGGGGACAATAGTTGTCAAGCCTCTAGGTAATTTTCCAGATGATATAAAATCATGTAGGAGAGCCGATGCTAATATCGGATCTCCTGTGATTTGATAAGATCTTAAAATTCTTTCAACATTGGCAATCACTGATTGCTTGGCTGATTTTTCACGCAAATAACAAGCGTAAAATTGGTCGAATGGCAAATCGAGGGCCACGCCTTCCAAATTGGGTTTTCCTATAGATAGCAAAACTTTATCTTCCTTGACATACTTATTCAATACAAATTCGCCGTGTAAATATTGTTTACGCTTAAGGCGTTCGGCATGAATGAATATATTCATTGGGAAGTACAGGTATCGCACAGGATTGAAATAGACAATGGATCTGTTATCGTCCAAATCTTTCCTCTCTATTAGGTAAATCCATGAATAGTAACCATGGTTTATGCAAACATGATCACCACTGATGTCCCAAAGCTGATGTTGGTAAACAGCTCCACCGTTCATCACAGTGACAACTTCATTACTATCATTAACATAGTAATGGCCGTCGAGACACCTTCCAGCTACGGATTTAGGAATAAACGTGTATAATAAGACATGGTGACCGTTTAAATACGAACTTAAATCAACATAATAGTCAACGTCCGTAAGTTTTATCACATGATCTCGTAATAAAGATTGATGTTTTAATTCCATCTGTAAATCTTTGGCAACGTGATATTGTCTTATACCGTCTACTCCTAATTTATTCTCCGCTTTGCTCATGGACACACTATAGACACTTCTACCAATCATAGTGGCAAAGGCATCTATATAAGTGTTGGCGTAACACCTCAATTGCGCGGCCAAAAGATGAGAGTGATTGCGATCTCCTGCATGTCTTAGGGAGGTCTCAATCGCTAAATCTTTAAAAATCTGCCTGCAATCAGGTTGCAGTGGCCCGGCGAATGCTGATATTAAACGATGCTTCATAAGCTGTTTAATACTAACATCTGGCAAGCCACCAATAGGGATGATGCAATAAGCTAATTCATAACTAACTTTGCAAATAATTTTGTTTGATGCGAATTCCGCATAGGCAAGGAATTCACGTAATATATAGTCCATGCTATAAATTTAAAACAATCTAACTATTTTGATTCTTAAAAC